CGCAGAAGCCACGGCAACCCGTGCAAAAGACGAAAACGTTAATCTTGAAATTGACCTTTTAACTGCAGAACGAACCCAAGGAGGGTTAAAAAGATGAATGAACTTGAAAGACTACAAAAACTTTTCCGGGATTTGATGGCAAAGCTGAAAGTCATCCGGGCACTCAAGCCGGAAGATTTGACAGACGACAATCGGACCGAACGCGATTCGATTTTGACGGAACTGGACACGGTGACCAAGGACGTTGATGCCGAAAAAAGAGCCCTTGAGCTTGCCGCACTGGATACGCCCGATCCTAACGACCTTGATCCGGACATGAGGGGCATTACCGTTGAAGATCAGCCGGTCTACAGGGGCACCCAGGCCGCAGCCTTTGGCCAGCAGATGGCAGATGTCGCATCGGTGACAGACCCCAATGGCATACGCGGCCTTGATGTCAAGGAATCAAGAACCCGGCTCGAAGAAAACACCAAACGGGCGTTGACCTTGATCGAAAAACGCCAGGGCAAACCCGCCAGCCGTGATTTTGTGGATAAATCCATGAGGCCGCTTTTTTCCGAAGAGGACAGGGCAGCCGGCAGCGGCATGATCCAGGGTGTTGGGTCCGAGGGTGGTTTTTTGCTGCAATCTGAAACCAGTATTGACCTGATGACATCCGGATTCAACAACTCCGAAGTTTTGAAGCGATGTAACCGCCGGACTTTGACCGGGTCAGAATCCCTTGAAATTGTCGGACTTGATGAAGTCAACCGGGCAGATGGTAGCCGGGGTGGTGGCGTCAGGGTTTACAATGATGCCGAACTTTCCCAGATCACAGCCAGCTCCACCAAATTCCAGAAAATCAAACTTGCTCCTGAAAGATTGACCGGCATGTATTACGCATCCGATAAAATCCTGATGAATGCAACGTTTCTGGGCCAGGAAATGCGTCAGCTTTTTACCGAAGAGTTCGCTTTCAAATCTCAGGACCTGGTGATGGAAGGAACCGGGGCCGGCCAGGCGCTGGGCCTTAAAGTTTGTGATTGTAAAGTCGATGTTTCCAAGGAATCCGGCCAGGATGCTGATACAATCGTGTCTCAAAATATCCTCAACATGATCATGCGGTTTAACATTCGCGGCGGGTCCGGTAACGTGGTGTGGCTTGCAAACAGGAATGTTTACAAAACCTTGCGGGAAATGACATACGCAATCGGGACCGGCGGCGAACTTGCCAGAATGTACCTGCCCCCGGCAATCGGCGGCACAGTCGGCTCCATGGAAGGATACCCGGTGGTATTCATCGAACAGGCCGAATCCCTGGGCGATGCTGGCGATCTTTGGTTATGTGATTTTTCACAATATCTCTGTGTTGATTACGGCGATATCAACGAGGCCAGTTCAATCCATTTCAAATTCGATTACGGCCAGACCACTTTCCGGTTTGTGTATTATTTTGACGGTCAGCCGCGCCTTGTGAACCCGATCACCCCGTTTAAGGGGACCGGCAGCACGGTCAGCCCGTTTGTCAGAATCGAAGCCAGATAATCAAAAATTTAACTCTTAGGAGGATATAAAAATGAGTAACTTAACTTTACCGGAAGCGTTTAAGATCGTACAGGGGCATGAACCGGCAACCGCAACCGCCATTGCCGCTACATCTGATGTAATTTCCTGTAAAAATTTGAAAAAATTGTGGGTGGTCGTCACTATGGCCTACGTTAATAATGTTGATGTCGTTATCACCTGGAATGAAAGTTCAGACGTGGCTGGAACTGGGGACACTGCGATTACAGAGACCTGTCCTATTTGGGGGAATATCGATACTGCCACTGCTGATCTGCTGGCCAGGAAAACCGATGCAATCACCTTCACCATGGACACAAGTGCAGGTAAAAACCAGTTATGGATTATGGAATGGGACCCTGCAAAATTCAGTGCCGGATTTGATTGTTTTAAGCTCGTAATAACGAGTGCAGGAACAAGCATTGTCGCTGTTAATTATATTGCAGAACCCAGGTATCAGTCTGACGTTGTTCCGACGGCAATCACCGATTAATCTTGAACCGGGCAGGCTAACCCTTGCCCGGAAAGGATATGATTATGCAAGTACGATTAACAAAAGAGGGCCGAAGAGCCTTGGGTTTTTCCCCTGATCGTAAAATCGCAAATGTATCTGATGATAGAGCGTTTGCATTGATGTCAAGGGGACTCGCGGCACAGGACAAGGGCTTCATGGCCTTATTTAATGGGCCGTTACCTGAAAAAAAGGCGGAGGTTAAAAAAGTGGCACCAAAACCTGAAAAAGTCGAAAAACCGAAAAAAGAAACGGCTGTTTCAAAAGCGGCCGAAAAAAGAGAAAAAGCTGTCAAATAATAACCTTTAAAAAATAGGAGAGCTGACAAATGGCTAACTATGCACCATCAACACGAGCAAGAATCGCAGACCTAATTTTAGGTATGCGCGTTGACACGCCCGTCGTGGACGTATCTGATTTGGTACATCTTCATCAAGCGCAGGTAGAGGATTTTAACGTTTACGGGACTATCCTTTTGAAGCATTTATTTATGGAGGTCACGGTAGTATTGGATGCGAAAGCGGCATTATTCCAATATACATACTCCTGTTTACTCCATACCGGCGGGGCAATAGCCGCTACAAAGCTTGGGTTGGTAAGTACAACTATTTCGGGCCTGACAGAAGGCACGAGGGTTATTTGTGGACTTGGCGCTGTTGCCGGGTCCAATCATCAAATGACTGGTAGCGCTGGCGTTTCAGACGTTGCTGTAGGCCTTGGTGATCCGCTGGTGATTGGATACAAGAACGCCGTTTCAACAATCGGGCATTTAACCACATCTGCCGATGTTCTATCCGGTAGTGTTTTCCATTCATTGTTTTATGTTCCCATGTCCGCCGGCGCCTACGTTGAGGCCGCATATTAATGGGGGTTCATCCGAAATATAAAAAACGGAGGTTTTAAAATGAGTAGCACAGAAATAAGAGCTTTAAGCCGCAAAACAGGCGCTCCAGTCAACGCAGAACTGGACCAATATAAACATTTATTTGTATCAAATCAGGGCGGAAAATATAAAGAGGCTGCCCTTGCCGGTAGGCTTTTTTCGGTTGCAAATCAGGCAGCCGTTGCAGTGACCGCAGCAATGGCAACGACATGGACCGGCCTTGGCATTGCAAACCCAGCCGGATCGGGCAAAAATCTTGTAATTCATGAATTCGGGTGGACGTCTGATGTTGTCAACCCGGCAGAGGGCGCAGTTGGTTTGATGACTTCAACTGATTCAGGCTTTGTCGCTGCCCTGGCTGCCAGAAGTGCATTTTATGGCACTGGTTCATCTGTTGCTTATTGCGACGATGGCGCCACTATCGCCACACCTGTTCTTGAGCGCGTTTATGGCTCAACTATGGAGGGCGCGATCAGTACACAGGTCCAATTAGGGCCGGCAGTTGTACCCATTGACGGCAGTATTATCCTTGCCCCTGGTAGGTCGGTTATGACGTATCACAGTATCGGCGGTACGGCTTCTCTGATTTTCCATTTTATGTGGGAAGAAATAGACGTTTAAATTATGGGCCGGTCTATTTGACGGCCTTTTTTAAGGTGCTTTATGATATTTGACCATATTCCATGTGTAGCATAGGAGTTTAAATGATAACCGAACTTGTCACATTACCAGCCCAATACCCGGTTTCACTCGCAGAGGGTAAAAAGCAATGTGAGATTGACGATGATGATACCGCCCATGATATATATGTCAAGAGCCTGATCATGGCCGCAACCGGACTGGCTGAACAATATCTGCATAGGCGCCTGGTATCTCAAACCTGGAAACTTTATCTGGATTTGTGGCCAGCATCAATCATATTGCCATTCGGGCGCCTGCAATCCGTGACAAGCATAAAATATACTGATTCTGATGGTGACGAATCGACCTTTAGCGCTGATGATTATATTGTCGATACCAACAGTGAGCCAGGCCTTATTGAGCTTGGCTATCAAAAAACATGGCCTACGGATACGCTTTATCCTTCAAATCCCATTAAAATTGAGTTTGTTTGCGGGTACTACATCGGGTCTACCTGGATCAAAGAAACCGCATATGCAGAAAATGCCCTTGTTTTGCCCGTAACTGAAAACGGGCTGGTTTATAAATGCACAACAGCACTTACAAGCCTTGCCACAGCTCCCACATGGCCCTTGACCATTGCCGGGACTGTAGCGGATGGAACAGGAGCAACAGAGGGCGTATGGACCTGTGTGGGCCTTGCAGTGCCGGAAGCAATCAGGCACGCCATAAAATTAACTATTTCAGATATGTTTGAAAACAGGGAAACGGAAGTTTACTTGATGAATCACACAAAATTAAAAACCTGGGAAGCTTTGCTTTTTCCGTATAAATTATTCGGGGGTGTTTTTTGAGATCTGGCGGCCTGAGACATAGGGTCGATATCCAAGAGCAAACTCAAACTTCTGATGGGATGGGCGGTTTTTCGACTGCTTGGGCGTCAGTTACAGGCATGGGAAGCGTGCCGGCTAAAATATGGCCGCTATCTTCAAAAGAGCAACTCGACGCTATGAAGCTTGAATCCGTGGTTACGAACAAGATCCGGATACGATACCGGGCCGGGATAACATCAGCTAATCGTATTGTTTTCGGGTCCAGGATTTTCAATATCAAAGGTGCTCCGATTAATTACGATGAACGAAATAAAACCTTGGATCTTCTTGTGACGGAGGATTCTTGATGTCTGCTTTTAAAATGGACTGGAACGGTGCTAAAGTGTTGGCCGCTACCAGAAAAATAACTGATAGGGTCGCCAAGGAAGTGGCAACTGATGTCATGGAAGACGCCAAAAGTATTTTAAAACGCAAAGCAAAAACGACAACGGATAGAGGCTTATTGAGTCAGTTCTCAGTTGAAAAAAGTAAATATAAAACAGGTGGATATACCGCCCATTGTCAAGGCCCTGGAAATTGGCATCCACCCTACCATGCAAGTTTTGTTGAAATGGGAACGTTTAAGGATGAACCAAAACCGTTTATGAGGCCAGCAACAAAAAAGAACAAACACAAAGCAAACCGGAAACTCAGGAAGGCGCTTGATAAGCTATGAACTCATTATTCACTGCTATATATAATCATTTTTCAGCCACCACGGACAGCGGTTTTTACAATGACGTTTCCGGCCGCATGTATTTAGGCCATGCTCCCCAGGGTGCCACGTTTCCATATTGCGTTTATTTTTCCGTATCAGATGACAACGATCTTGATTTTTCAGATGAACACGAAGATTTTTTGACGCAGTTTAATATTTTTAGTCAAAACAGTTCAGCGGTAGAAGCCGGCAACCTTTTAAAATCGCTCAAGGCTATGTTTGATGATTGCAGCTTGACGGTAACAGGTTGGCGGCATTTGAGCTTTAAAAGGGGTGGCGTATATCCTAACAACGATTTTTCACAAGACCCGCCTATTATTGGCTATAGCGTTGAATATGATGTTTTATTGGAAAAGGAGCGAAGTTAAATGGAGCAAAACAATTTAAAGGTTAGTATCTGCATCCCCGTTATAAGGATGGATGGATTGAGACGATGTATTGATGCTATTAAAAAAAATGCTGGTATCCCAAAAGATCAATATGAAATTTTGTGGGAAGAAGACATAGACGGTATCGGCTGCCCAAAGATGTTAAAAAAAATAGTGGACCGTTCAAAGGCAGATATTGTCTGTTTTATTGGTGACGATACCCTGCCAGAAAAAGACTTCCTTAAACACGCCTTAGATGCCATGGCAACCCTGCCGGATGGGTGGGGCGTGGTCGGGCTGAACACTCAGGACATTAATAAGCCAAACGGCAACTCAAGCGCGCACTGGATGGCCCATAAAAAGATGCTTGAGCATATCCCTGGTGGCAATTTTTTCTCAACAGATTATAGGCATTGTTTTTGCGACAACGAATTGAAAGACATTGCGGAAGAGCTGGGCCGGTGGGTGTGGGGCGAAAAATGCAAGATTATTCATAACCACCCTATCAACAAGACCGCTGAATATGATAATGGCTATCAAAAAGCATACGAAAACGGAAAGTTTGACCATGACATGAAAACATATTTTGCAAGGAAACGCGCAAGGATGCAAAAAAAATACGGTGTCAGACTTGCAATCGCCCTGCCATTAACTGATGACAAAGTTTATAATCAATTCTTTTTTTCATTCATCAAAGTCATCACAGAATATATGTCCAGCCTGGTCAAATCAGGCAAGCCCATACTTTTTGATGTAATCATGCCGGACTTTCCCTGTCAAATCGATGCAGCACGAAACAATCTTGTGCACCAGGCGTTAATGCTTGGCTGCACACATATTATAATGATGGACACCGACCAGATTTACAACACCGATAATATGCTCGAAAAAATGCTTGCACACAATAAGCCGGTTATTGGCGCCAGGGTCCACAGACGATATCCTCCCTTCGATCCGATATTGCTTTTTGGTGAAGTCGGCAAGCTGTTGCCAATACCAGATGACGCAATAAAACCCGATGGAGAATTCAACAAAGAACTGCAGGTCGATTTTACTGGTACCGGATGTATCATGTTTGATACACAAATTTTTATTGATATGGTCCCTGAAAGATGGTTCCAGTTGACTACCGGCGAAAATGGTCAATCAGTCGGTGAGGATATTGGTTTTTGTGCAAAGTTGAAAAAAATGGGCATACCTGTTATAGTAGATGCAAGTATTGATATTAAGCATTTAACATTATTGGCGGTGGATTGGTCAACTCATAAACTTTTCAAAAAACTGATGAAATAAAAACAGAAACTAAAACAGTTGAATAAGCTTGGAGCCCTTATTCAGCAAAGATTGGAGGCAACAAAATGGCATTAGAAAGCAAGGTAGGCAGGGATGCAAAAGTAACCATCGGCGCTCATACGATTTTAGGTTTAGGAACGTGGACAATATCGGGCGGGGCATTCGCAGAGCTTGATGACACGGCGTTTGGCGATGATTCCGAACAGATATTGAGGGGGCTCAGGTCGGGCGGTGAGGTATCGTTTTCCGGGAATTACAAAAAAGATGATGTGACCGGTCAAGATATGATCAAAATGGCGTACTGGATGAAATCGGACCTCACGACATTGAGGTTTTATGTGGATGACACCAGTTTTTATGCAACCAATTCAACCACGGGCGCTGGTGGTGGGTTGCCGGCCGAGACAGAAGTCAGCCATATCAAGATTTTTGCAGAGCCTACCGTGTCGGTCGACAAAGGCGGGCTTGCAACAATCGAGTTCACCGGTAAGATCATTGGCGCCATGCGGCTCAATTAACCAGTTTGGGTGGATAGGGATATTTAATATCTTGATAAGGGGGTCCGCTCCACCTCCTTCCACCTATTTTTTAATGGGGCAAAAAGGAGCAACGGTCATGAGCGACAGAAAAATAATTACAGGTCGTGACAAAATATGCAAAGACATCGCGGATGCATTAGGAATAAAGAAATGCAGGTCGTTACAAATAAATATGCGTCTTGATGAAATTGTAACTGTTAAGGCTGAATTTTTACCTGTAGGTGACGGTATTGAGCAACTCAGCACAATTTTTAAAGAATATGAATTAGTCGAAAAAAAGGAGCAAACGAAAAATGAGAATAACAAAAGCAGTTGACAGATGGTTTGACATTCCTGGCGATCCCGACAAGGGCCGGTTGCTTATCCACAACCTTTCCCCAGAAGAGCTTGACGAAATAAACGACAAGGCCTTTATCCAGGATATCAATTACAAAAAAGTCAAAGGCAAAAAGGAAAAGTTTGAACCGACCTTTACGAGCAAAACGGATAAAAAAGCATTCCGGGAACTGCCGATTCAAAAAGCGGTTATCGGGTGGGAGAATTTCTTTGATGAGGGTGGCAAAACCCCTATTAAATGCACTCCTGAAAATGTTTTGAAGGCAGCCAGAACCATCGATGGTTTTTCTGAACTTGTAGCGGAATTGAGAGAACAACTCGCAGCGGATATTGCCCAGGAAAAGGAAGATCAAAGAAAAAACTGATTGAATTCTGCATTAGGACCAGTGAAATAGATTGCCGTAAATGCAGAATTACTTACGAAAAGTTGTACCACGAAGAGCCGCCATGTGCTGAATGCTTGCCGGATCTTCAAAATGAAAACGTTTTACCGTATGAAGTTTATTGGCGGGCGTTTGGACCGATTGAAAATCTTGACACTTTTAAAATTATGCGGCTTGTCGGTATCGGCAAAAAGGATTTTCTGTATTGCCTGGATTTAATCACAGCGGCAAGGAATGAGGTTATACGGCTTAAATTTTTAAAGGAGACTACAAAGTGAATCTTGGCGGAATTTATATGTCTGTTCGTGCGCGAACTGATAAATATAAGCGGGATCTTGCAAAAGCCAAAACGCTAACTGGCAAGGCCGCAGTTGTCATGCAAAAGCAGATTAGCCGTATTAATTTCGCTAAAGTCGCAATCGCTGGTACTGCTTTTACCGCCGGAATGGTCGCCATGACGAAAAAGATTGTCACGCTGGGCCGTGAATTTGAATCGACAATGAAAACCGTGCAGGCGTGGTCAGGGGCTACCGGAAAAGATTTAAAAGACCTGACCGCGATAGCTCGTAAAATGGGCGCAGAAACAGAACACACCGCAACGCAGGCAGCCGGAGCCTTGAAGTTTTTGGCTGCCGCTGGATTTTCAGCCAAAAAGAGCATGGCGGCTTTACCCGGAACGTTGGATCTCGCGACAGCCGGGCAGGTCGATCTTGCGGCAGCTACAGACATAACAACAGACGTATTGACAGCATTCGGTTTGCGGGTTGAAGAGTTGAATAGGGTTAACGATGCATTTATTACTGCTGCATCCAGTAGCAATACAAACGTAATGATGTTGGGGCAATCAATGAAAATGGTTGCCCCAACTGCTAAACTCTTTGGCCTCACAATTGAACAAACAGCCGGCTTTCTTGGCACACTTGCTAATGCTGGCGTGAAATCTGAAATGGCCGGTTCTGGTTTAAATATGGTGTTGTTGAAATCTCAAAGAGCAGCGAAGCTGTTAGGCATGGAGCTTGATTCATCATTGATCGATGTTTTAAAAAGAATGAAAGCAGAACAATGGGATGCTGTCAAAATAGGGGCAGCCTTTGGGGCAAGACAGGTAAAAACAGCCGCCATTCTGATGGACAATATTGGAGCCTATGAAAAGCTTACAAAAAAAATAAAAGATAATGTCGGATCAACTAAAAAGCTTGCGGCCATTATACGCGATTCCCTCGATAATGATTTGAAGATTTTAAATTCAACAATCCAAGATAAATTGCTGAGGACGTTTGAGACATACAAAGATGACATGCGGGATATCATCCAATTTACAACATCATGGATAAAAGAAAATGGCAAAGCGATAGATCAAAAAGTAGATGAGTATATAACCGATATTTCAAAAGCTGCTTCTGGATTGTTTACCACTTTGAAAACAGGGGCAGCAATTTACAACTCTATGCCTGATGTTGTGGTCGGTGCGGCAGGTGCTGGAATTGTTGGCAGAATGCTTTTCGGCGGATGGGGGCCGGCTAAAGTTTTAGCCATGATTTACGCGATAAACGGTGGCATGAAATCGTTTAATATGAATATGGGCGTGTTGGTTAAAGATTCAAAAGATTTTGCCGAAGCATGGAATGAGATAGCGGCGGTGCTGAAAGGTGAAAAAGATTGGAACACAGGCGCTTTATTAGATACTACTCCATCAGGGCCTGATTATGATAGTGCGGCAGGTAAATTTTATATGGGTGGCATATCTGATAGCGATAAGCCAGGATTTGGTGTAGTGTCACCTGATGATACAGATGCTGGTGCAGGTGGTGGAGGCGGCGAAGAAGATGCAAAAAAATATAAAAAGAACTTTGATAATTTTAACGAATATCTGGACAGCAAATACGATGCCATAACCGCTGCAAACAAAAAAGAATATCAAATGGAAATTGCCCTTGCCGAAATGATTGGAAAAGATTCTTGGCTTATACGCGAAGAGGGCATGCAGGCAGCGACAGAACACCAGGCAGTTGAGCAGGAACGCCAAACACAACTTTATTACGATGCACTCCAAGATCGGTTACAAATACAGATTGAAGCAAATCAGGTATATGCCGAAATAGGCATGACCAAGTTCGACATTGAACGCGCTGAAGTCGAGCGTATGACCGAAATATATAGACAAGCTGATGTTGATAAGAATGTCAGAGATAAAATTGCAAGTGATAAGTCGATCAAAATCGCACAGGCTGAACATGAAGCGAAAAAAAGTTTGTGGGATCGCTATGTTGAGCATACAAAATCGACGGCGCAACAAATGACAGAGCTTTCTGTTTACATGGCTGAAAGCTTCGCTGCCGGTGTGGGTGATGCATTCGCGGGTGCCATTGTCTATGGCGAAAACCTTGCTGCTTCCTTTGCAAGCTTGACCAAAAACTTAGCTGCCCAAGTCATTAGCTCTTTGGTAAAAATAGGTGTTGAACGATTAATCCAGTGGTCGGTATCAAAAGTTTTAGGTGCCGCCGAAGCCACTTCAAGGATGGGCATTTTAGCCGCTGAAACATTTGCTGGAGCATTCGCTGCAACTGCAATGATACCGATAATAGGCCCTGCATTGGCTCCTGGCGTAGCAATCGCAGCAACATCTGCGATGCTTGCAGGTGCAACGGCGGCGGCGGCTACTGGTGCGGCATTTGGTGCCGGTGTAGCTTCTTTCGATCAAGGCGGGATATCAAACGCACGCGGGGTATACCAGACCGGCGATATTCAAGAGGCACATATTCCATTGCCGTCCGGCGGTAAAATCCCTGTAAAAGTAGAAGAAAAACAACAACAGCGGCCAAACCAAATAATTATGAACAATCCTGTATTTCAGGATTTGGATACACAGAGGCAAGTATTCATAGAAATTGCCAGGCAGGTAGCACCGGGGGCAGTTGTAGAAAACTATAATGATGATGGTCCGGTTAGAACGATGATCAGAGGGGGCAACTAATGGCAGCCAGGGGCACATTTTCTCTCGTACCTAATGAAGTTTTAACGGCAGAGCCGGAATATCACAATGTGATAACATCTGCCGAATCCATGAAAAAAGAGTATATCAATATTGCCACCACTCCTACAGAAAAGTTTACTTTAAATTTCAATGCTTTGACAAATACAGAAAGAGACACGCTCCTTGATCATTACAATGATCAATATGGTGGCTTTTATAGTTTTTATTGGGCTTCTGTACCTTCATATATCGGTTCAGGCGCAATCATAATTGGGCGATGGGTCAAGGGGTCTCTAAAAATGACTCCAATTTCTAAAACATACTGGAAATGCAGTATAGTCTTTGAAAAAGATGCAGAAGGCTATTGGTCACCGTTTGATTTCGTGCCTACCGGTGCAAGCACAGGTGATGTCGATATCTCATTGCCTGCCGGTAAAACAGTTGTGATATATTGGGGTGATGGCAATGTGACAACTGTAACCGGCCCGGTCACTGATGAAAATTACACAAACGCATATGCTAGTGCAGGGACATATAAGGTAACTTTTTGGGGTGATTATACTTCGGTTACGCGGTTTGAAATCAATACTGTTGGAGCAAACAGTACTACGGTTAGGCTTGGCGAATTAACCGGTCTTACTCGTTTCCGGTGCTCAGGTTCAAACACAATCTCAGGAGACCTTAAAAATCTACCTTCTGGGCTTGCTTATTTTTATTGCTCAGGTTCAAACACAATCTCAGGAGACATCCAAAATCTGCCATCTGGATTGACTTATTTTTATTGCGCTGGTTCAAACACAATCTCAGGAGATATTCAAAATTTACCGTCTGGAT